GGAGAGTGTCTCTTCAAGGATCTTGATGAATATGAATTTAAGTTGATATGGGGAAGAATATATGAGTCATACTTTAGGGAAGAATTAACATACGAAGAAATAGAATATAATACAGATATAACAGAAGACGCATCATACTGATAACCCTACCTATAAAATGTAGTTGACTTACCATACATAATGGGATATAATATATGGTATAAACTACGTAGGTTTAATGACTAAAGGATTTACAGTTAAAGCGAAATCCCCGACGGTTGCTAAGGAACCAGAATGGGATTACGATAAGGCTAAGGAGATAGTGAAAGGAAAGACAATAGTATTTTGTCTTCCTGGTAGAAATGTCTCATATACATTTTTAAAGAGTTTTGTACAGTTATGCTTTGATCTTGTCCAAGCAGGTGCTTCGATACAGATCTCACAAGATTACTCATCTATGGTTAACTTTGCTCGTTGCAAGTGCCTTGGTGCTAATGTTCTAAGAGGACCTGACCAATTACCTTGGGATGGTAAGTTACCATATGATTGGCAATTATGGATTGATTCAGATATCGTTTATAATACAGAGAAGTTCTGGCAATTAGTTCTTATGGAACAGGATATTGCTGCTGGTTGGTATATGACAGAGGATGGTAAGACTACTTCAGTTGCTCACTGGTTAGAGGAGGATGACTTCCGTACTAATGGTGGAGTGATGAACCATGAGACAGGAGATAGTATAGGTAAGCGTAAGAAACCATTTACAGTTGATTATACTGGTTTTGGTTGGTTACTTATCAAGAACGGTGTGTTTGAACATAAAGAAATGCCGTATCCTTGGTTTGCTCCGAAGATGCAAGTCTTTGAGAGTGGCGAGGTTCAGGACATGTGTGGCGAAGATGTCTCATTCTGCTTAGATGCAAAGGAGGCAGGTTTCGAGATCTGGTGCGATCCTCGCATTCGTGTAGGACATGAGAAGACAAGGGTGATCTAAGTGACTCGTTATAATATTCTAATTGATAGTAAGGTTGTTTATGAGAATCTTTCTCAAGATGAGTATTTTGCGACAATGGAGGACTTGGCACAAGACTTTTATATAAGTGGAGTGCCTAACCCTCAAAGTATTAAAACTGAATTTATTGAAGACTAATGGCAAAAGCAGCATTTAACCCTGATACTTTTATACAGGCGACACCGAAAAAGACTCGTCAAGGAACAGGAAAGCATACCAAATATGCGTCTACCTCCCGTAACTCGGCTCGTAAGAGGTATAGAGGACAGGGAAGATAGATACGAAAGACCTCTTCGGGGGTCTTTTTTAATGTAACGACATAAATAACCAGAGGAAAGTATATCAACTCTGAATGCCAATAGAGAATGTAAAGAGATCACAGGGATTTAAAGACATTAGTTTTTCTTTTTTACCCCATCCTGTGACCAGGGATTTGCCAATATTGAAGAATGAACGTGCGATTACTCGTGCCGTTCGCAATTTGGTAGAGACGATTCCTACTGAACGCTTCTTTGACTCGATGATAGGGTCTGAGGTACGTGCATTGCTCTTTGAGAACTATACAGCACCTATTGCGATAGCAATTGAAGACCAGATCACTACTACAATACGTAATCACGAACCTAGAGTAGAGAATGTAGCAGTTGATCTTAATCCACAACCTGATGATAATAGTATAGAGGTTACTGTTTTCTTTGATATCATAGGTTTAGATGTTCCTCGCCAAGCATTTACATTCATATTAGAACCAACCAGATAAGATAATGCCAATTACACAGTTTACTAGTCTAGATTTTGACCAGATTAAAGCACAGATAAAGGATTATCTTGCCGCCAACTCTAATTTTAGTGATTTTGACTTTGAAGGATCCAACTTTGCGATCTTAATTGATACTTTAGCGTACAATACCTATATTAATGCCTTTAATGCCAACCTAGTTGCGAATGAATCGTTCCTAGACTCTGCCACACTACGTGAAAACGTGGTTTCCTTGGCACGGAACATTGGATATGTGCCTAGATCGAAGACTGCTGCCAAGGCATCTATTACTTTTAGTGTAGAAATTGATGATGCGGCAGGTGCTATACCATTTGTATCATTAAAACCTGGTTTAGTAGCAGTCGGTAACGCAAATGACACGACATATCGCTTTTCAATACCCGAAACAATCTCTGCTATCGTTGAAAATGTAGTAAATGCTGATGGTAGTATCAGTAGAGTTGCTACTTTTGGTACTGCGACCAATCCTATCACTATTTTTCAAGGATCTTTGGTTGAAAGTAAGTTTTTGGCAATGACAAGTCAAGATCAACGCTTTATTTTGGACAATCCAAGCATTGATAGCTCCACAATCGTTGTTTTTGTCGGTCAAGAGAATACAACTGGGTTAGGACGACAATTTAGAAAGATCGATAACATACTAAATTTAGACCAAAGTTCAGAAATCTTCCTCATTCAGGAGATTCAGGACGAAAAGTTTGAACTTATCTTTGGTGATGGGTACTTTGGTAAGGGATTAGAGAATAATGACAGTATTACTGCAAGATATGTCGTAACAGAAGGTGCAAATGGTAATGGTGCGAAGACATTTGACTTCCAAGGAACAATTGTTTCTGAAAAAGATGGAGTAATTAAGATACCCAAGCAGAACGTAAGTATTACTACCGTTCAGGGTGCTGTAAATGGGTCTGAGATAGAGAATATTAACTCTATTAAGTATTTGGCTCCTAGAACGTATTCGGCACAATACAGGGCGGTTACACCAAGAGACTATGAAGCAATAATATCACAGATTTATCCTCAAACTGAGTCTGTGGCAGTCGTTGGTGGTGAAGAAATGGATCCACCTCAGTTTGGTACTGTACGAATCAGCATTAAACCCAGAAATGGTACTTATGTGTCTGATTTTGACAAGCAGATGATCAAAAATAAGTTGAAGAGTTACGCTATTGCTGGCATTAACTCTAAAATCGTTGACTTGAAGGTGCTATATGTGGAAATTGACTCAACAGTGTACTATAACACGGCACAAGTTGATACTCCAAGCACTTTACAGACTAAAATTACTAATGCTTTGACCAATTATTCCAATACTGTTGATATTAACAAGTTTGGTGGAAGGTTTAAGTACAGTAAGACCTCTCAGTTAATTGATAGGGTTCATAATGGCATTACATCAAACATTACTAAGGTAAAGATCAGAAGAGATTTGAAGGCACTTATAAACCAATCTGCTCAGTATGAGTTATGTTTTGGTAATAGGTTCCACATTAACCAACAAGGATACAATATTAAGAGTACTGGATTCATGATCAATGGTTATGACAGAATGGTATATCTAAGTGATGTTCCAAATAAAGATGAGAATGGAAACCTAGATGGATCTATGAAGGGTGTAATGAGTATTGTTTCTAAGGACGAAAACAGCAATTTTAAGATTGTTGGTAAATCTGTAGGAACAGTTGATTACAAAAAGGGCGAAGTTATATTAAATACTATAACGATTACATCAACAGTCGCTGCTAACAATATCATTGAGATTCAGGCATTTCCCGATTCTAATGATGTAATTGGGTTGAAAGATCTATATCTCAGTTTTGACGTTTCTAAGAGTCGGATAAATATGGTTAAGGATGTAATTGCTTCGGGCGAAGATGTATCAGGAATCGTATTTTCACGAGATTATTATACTTCAAGTTATTCAAACGGGGAACTAGAGAGAAAATAAATGAGTATAGAATTCGATAAGAAAGTACAAGTAAATACCATTATAGAGAATCAGCTTCCACAATTTTTGGTTGCTGATTTTCCTAATGCTACTGAGTTTTTTAAACAGTACTACCTCTCTCAAGAGTTTCAGGGTGCTAATATTGATTTAGTTGATAATCTTGACAATTATCTTAAAGTAGATAATTTAGTTCCTGAAGTTGTTATTGGTAAGACTGATTTATCATCTGATGCGATAGCAACAGATACTTCTATTGTAGTTACATCTACAAAAGGATTCCCTAACGAATATGGTCTTCTAAAGATTAATGATGAGATCATTACATATACATCTAAAACTGATACACAGTTTGATGGTTGTATTCGTGGATTTAGTGGTATATCAAATCTTGATGGTGGCACATCATTAGATGTTATTAATAAGCAAGATTTAGTTTTTGAACAGACACAAGCTGCTGCTCATACTACTGGTGCTACTGTTACTAACCTTAGTGTACTGTTTTTACAGGAATTCTATAAGAAATTAAAAAAGACCTTCTTACCTGGTTTAGAAGATAATGATTTTGTAGATGGTCTTGATGTTGGAAACTTTATTAAGAATGCTAGATCCTTCTACCAATCAAAAGGTATAGCAGAATCTATACGAATCTTATTTAAAGTATTATATGGTGAATATGCTGACGTATTAGATTTAGAAGAAAGATTACTTAAACCTTCTACTGCTGAGTATATTCGTAGAGAAGTTGTCATCGCAGAAGCAATTAATGGTGATCCTGCTAATTTAATAGGACAAACTATTACCAAATCAACTGATTCTGGAACTAGTGCTTCTGTTTCTGAAGTTGAGATATTTGAAAGAAATCTTGGTATTGGTGCTAATATTAGAAAGACCTATTATAAAATTTCACTATTTGTAGGTTTCAGTGATAGAGATCTAATTGAAGGAATTTTCACTATTCCAGGCAAAACTAAAGTATTAGAACCTGTTTCTGTTGGATCTGATATTATTTCAGTTGATTCTACAATAGGATTCCCTAGTAGTGGAACTGTAATATGTGGAGAAAATATCATTACATATACTTCTAAGACTGTAAATCAGTTCTTTGGTTGTAGTGGAGTAGTATTTGCAATTAACGATGCTGATGATCTAAGAGCAGATGAAACTGTTTTTGGATATGAGAATGGAGATTTAACGAAAAAAGTTGATCTTAGAATTACTGGTGTCTTATCTGACTTTGTTATTTCTGGTGACGTAAATCTAATCAAAGAAGGTGAAAAGATTTATAGTCAGAATATGGGCGAAAATATAGCATCATATGACGTATCTAATATTAATGATAGTAATAGAACATATAAACAAGTCTTTGCCAATTCTTGGAAGTATAATACAAGTAGTAGATATCAAGTAGCAAGTTGGCCAATTAACGGAAACCCAACATTAAACAGTCCAATTGACAAATCAAGTCTTTCTATTGGGGATAGTATTGAAATATTTGATAGATTTGGATTAACTCCAGTTGGATCTGCTAATATTAGTAATATTGATGAGAGTGATAATACTATTACAGGATTGGATAACTTGATATGGACTAGGACTGATGATCCTCATCCAGATAGAGATTATGATATACGTAGAATTATAAAGAAGGCAAAACTATCAACTTCATCTTCTCCTGATGCTAATACAACTGTAAGTAATGATATCGTTTCTTTTGGTAATAGTAATGGAAAATTTATTGCTGATGTATTAAATGTATATGTTGATGGAGATACTGATGGTTATGTAACATCTAACTCATTACCAAGTTATGGTATTGATGCTGAATATTTCAGAAAATCATTTGAAACTGGCAATACTAATACTTTAGAATTACCTCAAACAACTGATCCAATAGATCCATCTATTGCTATTGATTATATACAGATTAAGTTTGATAGTCCTACAGTATTCAGTGATGGAGATGCTGTTGTTTATGAAGCATATGATAAATCAACTGGTGCTGCTGCGGATACTCTTGTTGGGATTACAACTTTAAATCCAGATGGTACAACAAGAATTTTCTATGTTGATGTATCTGCTGATAAGCAATCTATAAGACTACATGATTCTATAGGTGCTATTGGTATATCTACTATTATACTCAATAAAGCACCTTCATTTGTAAATGCTGGTGTTATTCATAGATTTACTTCTGCTAGTGTTTATAATAGAACTTTAACAAATAATCCTATATTAAGGAAGTTCCCATTATCACAGGATCTTAATATAGCAGAAAAGGGAGAAAAGACTGAAAATAATGTTGGTGTTTTAATAGATGGTGTTCAAATTAAGGCAGCAACATCGTTAGACTTTGTTAAGTATGGTGAGATTGAAAGCGTTTCAATCTTTAATCAAGGTGAAGGTTATGATGTAGTAAATCCACCTAGAATTAAAATTGAAGATTCTACAGTAAGTACAGCAACTACTGCATTAGCAGAACCTGTAATTACTGGAACTGTTAAAGAAGTTCTTGTTGAAACTCAAAATTTTGATATTGATCAATGTCGTTCAGTATCTTTAACTGGTGGTAATGGTAAGGGTTGTCTTCTAGAACCAGAAGTTGGTCCTAGATTCAGACAAATGAAGTTTGATAGTCAAGATTCATTATTTAATGGTGGTGTTGACCCAGTTAATGAAGTTATAAGATTTATTGATACTCATGGTTTAAGAGATGGTGAAAGAATTTATTACAATAGTAATGGAAATGACGCAATTGGAATCGGTGCTTTCCAAAGTGGTGCTTCTGCAGTTAGTGAATATTTGGTAGATGGTGCTCCATACTTCGTAAAAGTACTTAATGATAGGAATGTAAGGTTGTTTACTAGTCCTGAAGACGCTCTAACAGGATCTACAGGTATTAATACAATTGGATTCTCCACTA